ACGAAGACGCCCGTGTGCATCCGCCAATCGGGAGGCGTCGGCTACTACTCGACCACGCGCGGAATCCGCGACGCGTGGCCCGACCCGTCAGGCAAACAGCGGCGCACGTCCGCGTCCGGACGCACGGACTTCAAGATCCTCGAAGACGCCGGATTCACGGTCCACGCGCATAGCCAGGCACCGGCCGTGCGCGACCGCGAGAACACGGTCAACGGGATGCTGAGGCCCGCGAATGGGAAGGTGCGCATGACGTTCGCACCTTGGTGCACGCGCCTCGTCAAGTATCAGATGGCCTACACGCACGAGCGGCGGAACACTCCGGAGCAGAAGGCGCTGAGCCACCTGCTCGACGCTCGCGACTATCCCGCCGAATACCTCTTCCCCATGAACCGCGAGACGGCGCGACTCATGCGCATTCTCGGGGTCTGACTCCCATGCCGAACGTCACCTTCGACCTGTTCTCCACCCCGTCGCCGACCGCCGACGCCAAGCCGATCGACTCGTGCACGCGCGAGGTGCTGAGCCTGTCCGACTTCGTCGCCGGCCGCGTCGCCGCGCACGAGCAGTTCACCGCGACGAAGCGCTCGGGCCCGCTCTTCGTTCGGACGAACGTCGACGGGCGACTCGACCCGTGCGTGACGCTCGAATCGCTCGCGCCGCGCGTCGAAGCGAAGTCCGCCGCACCGGCCGCCGAACCCGCGACGAGTCCGTTCGAATCCGTCGCGACGCAGGACGAGTGACCACAACGCCCGAGGGTGGCGACCTCGGTGCACTGATCCACGCGAGATTCCACACCACGTTCGGCACCTGACGCGCCATGCCCTTCGACCCGACGACACGCCACCCCGACTACACGAAGCGTCTGCCGCAGTGGAAGCGGCAGCGCGACTGCATCGAAGGCGAGGACGCGATCAAGGCGCGCGGCGTGGTGTACCTGCCCGCACTCGCTGGTCAGGCGCAACCGCTGACCGAGAGCCTCGACCTCGCCGCGCTGCAATCGCAGTCGACGTGGACGCCGGAGCAGGCCAACGGGTACCTCGCGTACCTGCGCCGCGCTTCGTTCCTCAACGCGACCGAGCGGACGGTCGGGGCGCTCTCGGGGCTCCTGTTCACGAAGCCGCCCGCGATCGAGTGGCCCGCGTCGGACGTCGAGGCGCTCGAAGTGATCGGCCGCAGCGGCGAGACCTTCTACGAACTCGCGTCCGAGACCGCCGACGAAGTGATCGGCATCGGGCGCTACGGACTGCTCGTCGACTTCCCCGCAGGCGACCCGAATCCGTACGTCGCGCAGTACGCGGCGGAGTCGATCGTCGACTGGGCCGAGGGCGTTGTCGGTGGGCGCGTGCTCCCGATCCGCGTCAACCTCGTCGAGTCCGAGACGTACGTCGACGGTTCGAAGAACGAGCAGGAGCGCGAGACCGTGCGCGTGCTCCACCTGTTCCGCAGCGAGGCCGAAGTCGTCGCGACGTTCGACGCCACGCCCATCGCAGGCCTGCGCTCGACCGACTTCCGCGAGGGCCCGGTCTACGTCCAGAGCGCGTGGGTGCGCGAAACGAAGGAAGGCAAGCACACGCTGCGCTCCGCGATCGTCGTCCAGGCGCCGGGCGGACGCGTGTTCCGCGAGATCCCGTTCGTGTTCTTCGGGCCGAAGGACACGCGCGCCCGTGTCGCCAAGCCGCCGCTGCTCGACCTCGCGGTGGTGAACCTCTCGCACTACCGCAACAGCGCCGACCTCGAACACGGCGCCCACTTCACCGCGCTCCCGCAGCCGTGGGTGTCGGGCTGGAAAGGCAAGCAGGCCGAGATGTCGATCGGCTCGTCCAACGCGTGGGTGATGGAGGATCCGGGCGCGCGTGCCGGATACCTCGAGTTCACTGGCGCCGGGCTCGGATTCCTTCAGGGCCTCATGGCCGAGAAGCGCTCGCAGATGGCGTCGCTCGGTGCGCGGATGCTCGAAGACCAAGGCGCCGAAGAGTCGGGCGTAGCGAAGGAGCTTCGACAGCGCGGCGACTCGAGCGCGCTCTCGCGCATCGGCATGGCGCTCTCGGAGGGACTGACCTACGTGCTCCAGTTCGTGGCCGAGGCACGCGGCGCGGATCCGAGGGGCGTCTCGTTCAAGCTCACGAAGCAACTCGGCATCGCGCGCATCGACGCGCAGATGTTCACGGCGCTCATGGCGGGCGTGCAACAGGGCACGATCTCGCACCCGACGTTCTTCCGCATCGTCCAGGCCGGCGGCGTGATCCCCGAAGATCACACGTACAAACAGGAGGCGGAGGAGATCGCGGAAGGGCGACCGGGCGGGCCGGGCGGCGACGGTCAGATGGGCAGACCGAAGCCGAGCAAGGAGACTTCGGACCCCGCCGACGATGACGAGGACGGCACCGCGTGAGCGACCTCAACGCGACCGACCGACTCTCGTCGTCGCTGACCGAGTTCGAGATCGACCTCGCGCAACTGACGGCCTACCAACAGCGCCGCATCCTCGCGATCCTGAAGCAGATGGAGGCCGACGCCGTGGCCGACATCACGACGGCCGACCTCGCGGAAGTGCCGCGCACGGACTGGAGGCGGGCACGCGGCGAGTCGCTCATCAAGTCGATCGGCGCGAGCGTCACGGCCACGTTCGCGGCGGCCTCGAAGTCGACCATCGCGGCACTGCTCGACGTCGCCAAGCTCGCGCAGTCCGACACCGTGGCCGCGTTCAACGAGGCGATCGGCGTCGACATCGTGCGCCCGACGCTCACGACGAACGACCTTCGCGCGCTGATCGACCGGCAGATCGTGCTCGGTGAGCCGTTGCGCGATTGGTGGAACGGGCAGGCCGAGGGCACGCGCCGCCGCTTCGCACGCGAGATCCGCATCGGCGTCGGACTCGGAGAGACCAACCAGCAACTCATCCAGCGCGTGCGCGGAAAGTCGACAGGCCGCACCGTGACGGTCACGCTCGCGAACGGCGAGACGCGCCGACTCGGAGTGTTCGAAGGCGGGGCCATGGACGCGACGACGCGCGAGGCCGAAACGCTCGTGCGCACCGCAACGCAGTCGATCTCGAACGAGGTGCTGCGCCGCACCTACGCGGAGAACTCGGACTTGATGCGCGGCGTCCAGGCGCTCACGACGCTCGACGGCCGCACCTCGGCCATTTGCATGGCGCGCACCGGCGCCGCGTGGGGCCTCGACGGCAAGGCGCTCCCGGAGAGTTCGACGAAGGAAGACTTCCCCGGCGAGCCGCCGTGGCACCCGAACTGCCGATCGGTGCTCGTGCCGATCCTCAAGAGCTGGGAGCAACTCATCGAAGAGCAGACCGGCAAGCGGCAGAAGGTGCTCGAGACCTTGGGCGACTCGCAGCGCGCCTCGATGGACGGGCAGATCGCAAACAACGTGCGCACCTTCGACGACTGGCTGCGCGTGAAGGGCGACGTGTTCGCGCGCGCCAAGCTCGGAGCGACGCGCTTCGAACTGTGGAAGGCCGGCAAGATCACGACGCGCGACCTGATCGACCAACGCGGCAACCCGCGCAGCATCGAAGAGATCCTCGCCGCGCGCGGACTCGCCGCAGCATCCTGACCGAGCACGCTTCGAGCCTTCGCTCGCGGCGATCGACCGCAACCGCACCGCACCATGGCACTCAAGAAGAAGTACACCGACAAGAAGGACATCCCGGCCGGGCTGGCCGAGCACTACGTCGAGAAGGATGGAGCGTGGATCCTCGCGACCGAAGGAGCAGACGACGACGCGCCCGACAAGTCGAAGGTCGCGGAGATGCGCGCCCGCAACATCGAGCTCGAGCGGCAGGTCGCCGAAGCCAAAGCCCAGATCGGCCGCTACAAGGACCTCGACCCCGCGAAGGCGCGCGAAGCTCTCGCGACGCTGGAGGAGATGCGCACCGACCAAGAGCTGGCGTCGATCCTCGGAGAGAAGGCGGACGTCGCCTCCGTGAAGGCCGCCGCGAAGCGACTCGCGACGCAGATCGCGCAGAGCGAACTCGCCGAACGTCAGGCGCAGGTACAGGCCGCCATGGCGCGCGCCGAGAACGCGGAGAAGGCGCACGGCGAGCTTCGCGCGCGCTACTCGGCCACGGCGCTCTCGACCGGGCTCTCGCAGGCCATCGACTCCAAGGGTCTGAAGCTCCAGAAGGGCGCGGCTCAGGTGCTCGAGGTGATCGCCGGCCGCAACTGGAACGTGAAGGACGACGGCACGTTCGAGAGCCGTGGCGTGTTCGGCAAGGACGCGCAGCCCATCAAGGACCTCGCGGACTACGTTCCGATCCTCCAGCGCGATCACCCGTTCCTGTTCGAGCCGGCGCAGGGCGGCAACGCCCCCGGATCGAACGGAGCTCCGTCGTCGGGACTGCCGAGCGGAGTGTCGATGGACCCGCACTCCGCGGGCACGTTGCTCCTGCCGCGCGACAAGCCGCCGGGCTCGTGACCTGACGCGAGCGATGCGCGATGCGGCCCGCTTCCGGTTCGTCCGGCGGCGGGCCGCGTGCGTTCCCGACGCTGGTACGTGCACGAGGGAGGACTTGCGCAGCGGCGCGGGTGGTGTAGCTTCGAGCGTGTCAGCCAACGCGGCACGTGGCCCCGGCGGGGAGGCGTGCCAGCCGAATCAGGATCCCGGCGGGGTCCCAACCTCGGCCGGTCACCGGCGGTGACCTGCACTCCGCGGCGCGGAGACGGCGAGCAACCCGGCAGCGACTTTCCGTCGCGCCAATCGCTCACGTCCCGCGCCGTGTTCGTTTCGCTGGCGCATCGGGACGTGGCGCTTCCACCTCGGAATCTCCACTCCCAGCCATGGCCAACGATCTCGCCGCAGTCATTCCGACCATCCTCAAGATGGGTGCTCGGACGCTGCGCTCCAACTGCCCGACGGTCCGTCTCGTCGACACCCAATACTCGCCCGAGCCGGGTGAGTTCGGCTCCAGCGTCGACGTGACGCGCGTGCGGTCCATGACCGCGTACGACGTCGTCCCGGCTGCGACCTCGCAGACCCCGTCGGACGTCGTCACCTACAAGACGCCGATCCAGATCAACCAGTGGAAGGCGCAGAGCTTCGCGTTCACCGACAAGGAGGTGCGCGAGGTGCTCCAAGGAACCTTCCCGAAGGCGATCGAAGCCGCCCTGATCTCGGTCGCCGAGTCGGTCGAATCGGTCGTCCAGTCCGAGTTCAAGAAGTTCTTCCAGACCGCGGGCACCGTCGGCACGGTCCCGTTCGCCGCCGGCACCATCGCCGACGCGACGCTCTGCGACCGCCGACTGAACGACACGAAGACGCCGCCCTCGATGCGTCAGATGGTCGTGAACGCGGCCGCGTGGCAGAACATGAAGAACGTCGCCACGTTCCACAAGCAGAACGAGTTCCGCGACTCGCAGGTGCTCAGCACCGGCGCGCTCGCCAACGTGCTCGGCTTCGGCGTGAACATGAGCCAGCTCGTGACCACGCACACCGCTGGCACGGGCTCGGGCTACCTCGTGAACAACGGCTCGGGCCTCGCGGTCGGCGCGAAGACCGCGACCGTCGACACGGGCTCGGGCACGATCCTCGTCGGCGACATCGTGACCTTCGCGGGTCACACGCAGACGTACGTCGTGACGGCCGCGCTCGCCGCGAACAACTTCTCGTTCGAGCCGGGCCTCGTCGCCACGGTCGCGGACAACGCCGCGGTCACGGTGCTCGCGACGCACACGCTGAACGCCGCGTTCCACCGCGAAGCGATCCAGATCGCGACGCGCGCGCCGATGCGCTCGCAGATCCCGGGCGCGCAAGTCGCTCAGATCCGCGACGAAGAGACCGGCCTCGTGCTGGCGCTCGAGTACCACCGC